AAGGACGCGAACGAGCGCGCCAAGGCCATCGAGAACCGCGCGGAGAGCCTGCGCGAGTACCTGAGCAGCAACATGATGGCGTGCGGCATCACGCGCGTTGAAGGCCCCGGAATAACGCTGTCGTTCCGCAAGTCGTCGGCTGTGGTGATTGATGACGCAGCGCAGTTGCCGTCGCGCTTCATGCGGCAGAAGCCGGCGCCGGAGCCGGAGCCCGACAAGGTGTCGATTGCTGCGGCGATCAAGATGGGAGAGGAAGTTCCGGGGGCTCGGATGGAAACGCGACAGTCACTGCAAGTGAAATGAAACGCATCCCCCTCGATCAGTGGGCGTCTCAGCATTACTCGCCGCCGCCTTCCACCTGGGTACTACGAAAGTGGGCGCGTCAGGGGGAAATCTGGCCCCCGCCTGAGCGTGTCGGACGCAGCTACTACGTGCGCGAAGATGCGAGGCGGCAGACAGAGGCGCGGCCTAGTCTGGTGGAACGACTTACAGGAGCAGCATGATGGAATGGCAACCGATTGAGACGGCACCCAAAGACAAGGAAATCCTTCTCCACGTTGGCGTGACTGTTGGCTCGATGTTGATTGTGCAGGGGTGCTGGTACAGCGACTCAACAGGGGATGAGGGGTGGATTGACTACATGGGCGATGTCCAGAACGTCACGCACTGGATGCCCCTGCCTCCCGCCCCATGAACGCAGCCCGCCGCAACGCGCACCGCAGAGGCTGGCCGCGCGGCCTCTACGAGCCACGCCCGTCTTACTACGTCTTCCGTACACCGGATGGCCGCGTGCTGCCCATAGGCCGCGTCCCGCTGTCCCACGCCAAAGCGGAAGCCATCGCAGCCAATCAACACTTGGCCGACATGGCGCCGAGCCTCGTAGAGCGGCTATCCGGTGCAGATCACACGCTGTCCGATGTGCTGCCGAAGATGGAGCCGCCCAAGGCAGTGAACACGGTGCGCTCTTGGAAGTCTCTCGACAAGCAGATCACCGCAGCGCTGGGCAAAGTGCCCTGCAGCCGACTGACGGTGGCGCAGTGCGCGGAGTTTCTGGATGGCGTGCGCGAAGCCGGCAAGCACCGCAGCGCCGCAGCCCTACGCACGCGGCTGGTGGCGATCTGCAAGCGCGCCCAGCAACTGGGCTGGATGGACAGCAACCCGGCAGACATCACCGCAACTCACAAAGTGAAGGTGAAGCGCGGCAGGCTTACGCTGGAGACATGGCAGGCCATCTACGCAGAGGCGCCCAAAGTCGCCCCGTGGCTCCCGCGTGCCATGCGCCTGGCGCTGGTGATGGGCGTCGATGTGCTGACGCTCTCGGGCCTGCAGCGCTCGATGGTCGTTGACGATGTGCTGACGTACCGCAGACAGAAGACAGGCGCCATGATCGCTGTCCCCACCGCTATCCGGCTGGATGCAATCGGCGTGTCGCTGGCCGACATCCTGGCCGAGCGCACGGGGGTGCTGTCGCCGTGGCTGGTGCATCACACGCAGGCAAAAGGGCAGGCGAGGGCAGGGGCTGCGGTGAATCACCAGACGATCAGCGCAGCGTTTACGCAGGCCCGCAAGCTGGCGGGTATACCGGATGAAGGGTGCCCGACCATGCACGAGCAGCGGAGCCTCTGCAAGCGCTTGTACGTGCTGCAGGGCGGGGTAGACACGCTGGCCTTACTCGGACACGCAGGCGAGAAGATGGGCGAGCTTTACGCTGACTCGCGGGGCGCCGAGCCGGTGCGCGTGAAGCTACGAAGCAACGCCGATTTATGATCCATGTAAACACTTCTAGGCGCGCTGGATGTCGCCCAGGTATCCCCAAGATGCGCGGGTTTGTACGCAGAGCCCCAGCAGAATCAAGAACTTACGCGTGCTGTGTAAGAAAGTCGCACAGCCGACAGCGCGTGAAGAATCAACCACTTGCAGCGCCGATGTAAACGAGTTGCTGCGTGTTCAACCGAAGGAGAAAACGATGACTGATCGAGAGCTTTTGGAGGCGGCTGCTAAAGCTGCGGGGCTGGAGCCGGGACGATGGCGCGAACTGCCGCACCAGTGCCTGACGCTGCTGGACGCAGAAGGCGAAATTGTCAACGCAGGCTGGAACCCGCTGCAAGACGATGGAGACGCGCTGCGGCTGGCTGTGAAGCTGCGGCTTGTCGTCAGCATCGAGCCCACAGACACCGCAGTTGGCCTGCCGGATGGGCGTGGCATCCTGCCAGATGGGCGCGACTTGCTCATGACGCATGAGCCGCACCAAGCCGATGCTGCCGCAGCCACCCGCCGCGCAATCGTCCGCGCAGCCGCTGCGCTGGGAGAGAAGCGATGAGCGAACCCCTGCCGCTGCCGGAGCCCGCGTATTTCATTGGCGCTGACGGGCGCGTATACAACCACGAACGGCATCCATCGCTTCACGCTTGGGACGACAAGCAGATGCACGCCTACGCTGCCGCCGCTGTTGCTGCCGAGCGCAAGTGGCGAGAGACGGTTGACGACATGCTGGTCTGTCAGCACGAAGTTGCCAGTGACGACCCGCGTGAGTCCATCAACCGGCTCATCAACTGGAGCGTGATGTGCGCTCTAGACCCCGCCATCTCCAGCGAGGCAGCCAAGCTGGTTGCTGCCGAGAGGGAGCGGTGCCTCAGCATCTGCGAGGAGCACTACTCCATCGAGTTCATCGCGCAGGACATCGCCGCAGCTATCCGCGCACAGCCCTAGCGTTTTGTGTGCGGGCATGGCACAAGCCGAGGGGTGACCTGCACCCGCTTTGCCCGGCTATTGGCTGTTGCAGCCGCCCAGCATGTCCCGGAGGATGAGCTTCTATTTCCACGGCGCCCCGTAACGTGGGGCCAGACGCATGTCACCTTGCTGCCGTGTTCCTGCGGTCCCGCTCAAAGGTCCGCGCGCTGGCTTGTGAGTAAGCGCAAGTCTGTTTCTGCGGTGGGGGCCAACTCACGCCCACTACGTTTTGCCACCACACAGCCGCTCTGGCATGCAGAAAGGCGAAAGCCCGCAGCTTCAGCCCATCCGTGCTTGGCGGCAGTTGACGAAAGTTCGTCTACGGATGAACCGAAGGCATGCGAGCCTTCAGGGTGAACTTTACCAACCGCCGCCAAGCAGTGACGACTGTATTTTATCACAGTGGTAAATCTACGGATGCGCTATCAGATACCGCGTGCTATCAGCGCTTGATCCACTTGCCCGAGAACGGATCAAGTTCTTCGGCAAGCTTTGCCTTGGCGCCGGTCGCTGCGTAGTCGAAGAAGGCAACTTCTTTGCCGGGCACAACCTCCACGCCGTCAAACCCCTCCCGCTTGATAGCGGCCCAATCACCGGCATCGACGGCCTTGTCTAGCTTTGGGCTGTCACCTATCTTGTAAACGCGCATGCCTGCGTCATCCAGCGCATGCACCGCGCCTTGGTTGTGGCTTGCGTACTCTCTGGCGCTGCGCTTGCTGGGCGTAAACGACAAGGCAGGCACGCCATCCAAGACAATGCCCTGCTTGTCTGCCGTCGGATTCTTGACGATGTTTCCGCCGTGCCACATGGTTGCTGGACTCGCGCCTGCTGGCCCCAAAGCGCCGTTATACCGCTGGAACTGGTCAGCATGCCGCAACAGCCCGCCCGCGATCTGCGGCGCAGCAGCTTGCACAGCAGCAGGCGACAGCAGGCCCAGCGTCTGCCCGATCACTTGCCCTGCGCCTTGCTCCACGGGTGCCATCAAGCCCTGAGAGCGCATCCACTCCGACGACATCAGAGCGTTGGCCGGAACCGGAATGCCTGCTTTGCGCAAGAGCCACGCGATGCCGTCAACCGGCCCGCTGATGTTCTCGGCTGCGGTGTTGCTCATCGCTTGGAGAGCGTTGCGGATTTCACTCATGTCGATTACCTAAGCATGTTCGGGGAACGTGTACGTTTTCGGGCGGAATCTGTACACGTCACGCAGGCTTCGGCGCCTTCACCATCTGCGCAGGAATCCGCGCAATCTCGCCATCGAGGAACACCACGTTCACCGATGGCCCGCCAGCCGTCCAGCAGCCAGCAACACGCGCACCGGACACCGGCACCCACTCCGCGAACAGCGCATCACCGACGCACATGCGGGCCTCGTCGTGCAGCAGCACAGAGCCGGCGGGGATGTCGGCCACGCCGATTACGGCAGAGTGTGCCGACGTGCATAGAAAGAGGGCAAGAAGTGCGCGCATGGTGCGTCCTTTGAGTCCGAATTTAGACTTTTGCTGCTTCAGTGTCCAAGGCTGAAACAGCATGCGGCCTGTGCCGCGCGTTTACAGCCCGTGATGCGTCAGGCAAGCATCCCAACATCGCAGCGATGCCGTTCAATCTCGCCGTGCAGCTTGTGATGCACAAGGCAGCGCATGTCGCGCCCAGCACGGTAGCCAGCACCAGCCGCATAGGCATCCTTTGCCGCCAGCGTGCGGAAGGACTCGCACACCAGCCCCGGCAGCTCGGTGACGGTCTGCGAGTGGATGTGCCCGGTGTAGAAGTACCGATGCTTGGTCTGTCCCCAATCTTCGGGACGGTCCGCAGCCATCACGCCGAGCAGTTGGGCATGCTTGGTTTTGTCTCCGTGCGTGGCGCCGATCAAGACGCTGCCGAACCGATAGAACCAGTGAGCAGCCGGTGACAGGTCAACCGTCACGCGGGGCTCGTTGTCGAAGTACGCAGCGATGGAGAAGGCCAGCGCCCAGATTGCGTGAGGGTCATGGTTGCCAGGCACGAAGCGCACCACCACGCGGGCATGCTTCTCCAGGCACCGCAGCACCGCATGCCGGAACGTCTGGATGCCGACTTGCAGCACCTTCACGAACCGCCCATCTGCGTCCAGTTGGTGCCTGTGCGCGGGCGTCTGGTTGCTCTGGTCGTCCATGTGGAAGACATCGCCCAGCGGCAGCAGAATCGCCGTGTGGGCCGGTGGAGCAGCCTGCACCAGCCTATCCACAGCGCCGAGCGTGAGCTTGCGCGCGATGTCCAGATCGAAGTCGTCGCCCGCCTCTTTGGCCCATGCGTACATGCCGAAGTGAGGATCCCCCAGCGGGTACACGGCCAGCAGATCAGCCATCGTGTGCTTGGGCTTCTCGATCAGCGGAGAAAGCCCCTTGCAGTCTTCCGAAAGCGCAGCCACTGACGCACGGATGATTGCATCGCGCTGTTCATCGTCGGCGTGAGACTTCACCCATTGCAGCACTGGCTCAGGCTCGCCGCGCTTGTAGAGCGTGGATGCCCCGCGCAGAATCTGGCCTGGTGCAACGGGGCGCGTGAGGTCGTGCTTCGGGCTGTAACCGAAGATGGCTGCCTTCGTCTTGACGGCTTCGATGCCCTTCATGACTGCGGACTTGTTCAGCCCCAGCGCACGGGCAGCAGCACGCATTGACTGGTGCTTGTTCGTCTCGTCGATGTACAGCTTCTGCCGATCAGTAGCCCACTCTTTGAGCCTGTCATCAACGAGGTAAACGGGGGCCGGCATCAGTTCACCGACACCAGTTCGCCGCACCACTCGTCAGCGCTGGTGACGGTCCATGCCGGATAAGGGCATTCATCGTCGCCAATCATCGTGGGCGGGTAGCGGTGGCAGGTTCCGTAGCGCTCGTCTGAGCCGGGTTCGGTGACTTCTCGCCAGTATTTGCAGCCGCCGCAGGACGGTTGCATATCAACGAGTTCCTTGGACTTTTTCATTGCTTCCCCAACAACTGCGTCTTGGCCGCGCTGCCTGCGCTGCTGCCGAAGTAGTAGCTGATGACGCTTGCCCACGCACCACCCAGCGCACCCAGCATCACCAAGAGCGCATCGCCGCCCGTCTCCGGCTTGCCGTACACCAGAAGCCACGCCAAGGCCCCAAAGAAGCCCAGCGTGACTAGGCCAGCGAGGAGACGCGGGGTAAGGGTGTCGCCGGTCTTTGCTTCGCGCTCTCGGGCGCTGCTGCGGTCTGTCTGGTGCAGGCGCTCAATGTCAATGTCGAGTTCCTTCATGCGCGAGGCAAACGCCTGTTCCGACTGCTTGATTGCCAACAGCGCATCAGGCCCGCCGGCCAGCACTGCCGCGCCTATCTCGTCAGGCGTGCCATCTTTTTTGCCAAGTAGCTGCGACGACAACGCAGAGACAGCCACGCCCGCGAGGGGGCCACCGAGAGCCGCCGCGATGGTGGGGGCAACTGCACCGACAATGCTTTTCCAATCGCTCATCACGCCGCCTTCAAGTTGTCTGCGATCCTCTGCGCCCAGCCACGCCCGAAGCTGGGCCAGGTCGGCAGGTCGTTGAGGTGATCGAGCCGCCAGCCGTTGAACCGCGCCACCAAGCGCTCCGGGTCCATGCTCTGCGCGGCCTGAATCGTCAGCGGGCCGAGGATGCCGTCGGGCGTCTCGTTGACAGCCCGTTGCAGCGTCTGGACCGCCTTGCGCACACCAGCGTTCACCGCCATGTCGAACAGGTCGAACTTGATGGCGTTGGGCACGGTGTCGCAGCCCGCAGGCCCCCAGAAGTCACGGCGATAGATGAGCTTTGCGCGGTCCAGTGTCATGCCCCGGATGTCTTCGCCGGGGTAGCTGCGTTGGGAAATTCCATACTTGGTGAGCCCACCGGGATCGCTTGGGTGATCGACTAGCCCGCCCTCATGGCCGATCAATCTCTCGAAAGCGTCGTCGTAGTTCATGGGGTTCCCTTCATCACAAGAGCCAACACCGCAGCGCCCACGACACCCAGCACCATCAGCCCGCCGCCGATAACCCAGGAGCGCATCTCAACCAGCGGGCCGACCTGCTTCTCGATGGTCTGAACGCGCTTGTCGATGGCATCAACGTCAGCCCTCAAGACGACAGCCGTAGCGTTGTGGTGTTGCATCTGTACGTCGTGCCTTACCAGCACGGTCAGTGCTTCGCGTAACTCGTTGACGCCGTTTGCCACGCCGTCCACCTTCTCGCGGACAGCAGCAACAGAACCCTTGATGGAGCCGACATCGCCCACCAGCGCGTCGATGCGCATGGAGTCGGCGCCGGTCATCGCTGCTAGGGCTTGGTGTTCGCGCGCCAGTGCTTCGGCGGCTTGCTCCGCGTCAACGGAGCGGATCACGCGCGGGGTAGACATTACGCGTTTGCCCCCTTGATGACGGCGAAGTTCAGCACCAGCGTGTCACTCGGTGATGCGCTTGTCGTCAGGTTCGCTATTTGGATTCGCGCCGTGCCCGAGCCGATTGAGGTGACGTTCGCCGCGTAGGTGTTGATCGTTGCGCCGCCGCTGATGTTCACCAGCACCAAATCGCTGCCGTCAATCGTGGAGTTTGTGAAGGTGAAACTCACCGCAGTGCTTGCCGCGATGCTTGCGCTATGCGTGGTGATCTGCCCGGTTGCGCTGTTCAGCGTGACGGGATTGCTCTTGCTTGTCGTTTGCGTAACGGTAGCCCCAGAGCCCGACTTGTAGCCGATAGTGGCGCCGGCAACTTCCAGCAGCACGTCGCCCGAGAAGATCGCCTGTTGACTGCTGTTCACAGTGAAAGCAAGAGCCGGCGTGTCGCTTGCGTTGGGCGTTGTGTAGAACTCCAGCCGCGCGGGCATGTCGTTGGTGCCAGGCGCAGCGTCCACCACAGCGCGAATCCGCGCACCGCGAATGAACGCGGTTCCGTCATCGCCGCCAAATGCGATGGTGCCCAACTCGTCGCCGTTCGACACAGCACCACGGGTGCCCACGGTGCCCGACTTCGACTTGCTGAATGCCAACGTGGGATCTGTGGCCGCATCGGTTGACCACGAATACAGGCCGAGGCTTGCGTCTCCCTGCGCCGTGCCGTGCATCTGCATGTCGGGCGTGACGCCGCCACCAGCGGAGTAGCTGACGCTGGTTCCGTCGCTCAGGATGAACCGCCCCGCGCTGGTCAGCGTGACGTACTGTGTGCCGTTCACCCACAGCGACAGTTCGTCAATGCTGTGGTCGTACCGGAGCCGGCCCTGCGTTGCGCTGCCGGAGTCGCCAAAGATGACATTGCCTGCGTTGGCGGTGCCCGAGAGGATCGTAAGCCCCGCGTTTGCGTCACCGTCGATCACGATGTCATCGGCAACAACGTTCGCGGTGCCGCCCGAGCCTGCGCCCTGCATCACGCCTAGCGTGCCTTGGGTGGCGCCTTCCAAGCGCACGTTGTCGGTGAAACTTGCACCGTCTCTGAGCAGCGCGATGCACGATGCGAAGAACCTCAAGTAGTCGTCGAGATTCGGGAGGATGGCCTCCGTGCCGGGCGGGCTGTTGCTGGCTGCGGTGGTGGACAAGTCGGCTAGGCTGGCGGGTACAGGCATATCGAGTCCCTAAAAATGCAAAAAGCCGCACTAGGCGGCTGTGGTGAAATGGGCGCCCGCGTTTTGCGGGTTAGGGGATGCGTTGGACTACATCGACTACATGCTGTGGAAAGCCGTAGTTCTTTTTGTCTTGGCTGTTGCTTGGGGCATCTTCTGCGGCTGGAACGGCCTAGAGCTCAACGGTCGGCCACGGCAACCGGAGCGCCGCGCAACAACAGACTCTGAAGCTCAGGACTAGCCAGCAGGCCAGTCATCGCGGGGTCGTTGAACCTCACCAGCCCCAGCGCGTCAGCAGCAGCCCCGGAGTCAGACAGCAGGCCAGCCATGCGCCGGCCTTTTGCCTCGCGCGCCGTATCCCGCATCCATAAAAGCGCCGGGCCGCTCACGTTGTTGACAATCGGCACACGGTTTGCCGCCGCGTTGAGCAACGGGTTATCCAGCAGGCCAAGGTTCAGCGCGTTCTGTGCGTTCTGATAGGTGTTGGAGCCACGGGACATGCCCGCAGTCGCCGCCATCTCTGCACGCTTGATGTCAGCCGCGATACGTTGCAGCGTCTTGACTTCGGCGGGGTCGAATGCCTCGCGCAAGCCCGGCAGCGTGTTCTCCACCCACTTGACAAACTTCCCGGTGAGGTTGCCCGCCTGCGTGGCAGTGCCTGCGCCTTCGGTCGTCACCATGCTGCGGAACTGCCCGAGCAGCCGGGGCTGATCACCAATGAGCCGCTTGAGCGACTTCACATCGTCTGCAACGCCCGGCCTGCTGCCCCAGAACTTCGCAGCAATCTCGCCGCCTTGCACGCTGGGCATGCCGTCTGAGCCGGTGCGGAAGATGGAAGCCTGCGGGCCAGTGCGGAAGCGCTGCACCTGATCCAGCTTCGCACGCCGCGCCGCATCAAGTTGGTTCGCCCACTCAATCGGCAGGTTCTCGTCTATCGCGCCGTCACCGCGCACCACCTCGTTAATACGGTCATCCAGCGCCGACTTCATCTTGTTCAGCGCTGCCGCTTCGGTGGCGCGTTCGGCATCCATGCCAGCACCGCGCGCAGATGAGCCAATCGACTTCCGAAGGTTGTCGAACTCGCGCAAAGTCACCTTCTTGGGGATGGCTTCAGCGCCTGGCGCATCACCCATAGCCGCATCACGCATAGACGCAAAGTTGCGCTCTAGATCGTTCTGAGCCGAGAAACTGCGCCCGCCCCGCGCTTCTGCCTTCAGCGCATCGAACAGCCCTTCTGCGCTCTCGTCGTCGATGAAGCCCAACGCCTTCATGCGTTCAGCCATCATGTCAGGCGACAGGCCGCCGTTCTGGCGAACGAGGTTCTTGAACTCGCCGCGCATGCCGGCAATCTCGCCGCGCAAGCCATCGTTGTTCTTGATCGACAGCCCACCAGCGCGCCGCACCGCTTGCGCCAGCGTCTCAGACTGCGCACCAGGCCGCGCCGCCTTCATCGCCGGCAGTGTCTCGGTGCCAATCTCGCGCGCCGTGTTGACGGCTTGATCCACCGCAGCCCGTGGCGTGAACGAGCCGCGCCCGAAGAACTGATCACGGATGCCACCAAGTTCAGGCAGGTACAGCGTTGCCTCGTCCTGCGGTACAGCGTCGTACAACGCCCGCGTGCGAGCCTTGGCTGCAGCATCACCAGCCACGGCAAAGCGCCCAACAGTCTCGCCGAGGTCTTGCTGGGCGCTGCGAAACCCGTTCGGATTCGTCGGCGCCACACGCTCCAGCGCAGCTAGCCGAGCCGCGTTCTGTGCTGCCAGTTGATCGCGCAAAGCACCGCCACCAGCACTATCGCTCACCACACGCTGGACGATGCCGGCTTGCGGAGTGCGGAGCGCTTGCGCAGCGGTCGGCACAGAGCCGGGAACCATCTCTTTCGCCGCGCGCAGCTTGGCAATCGTCGCCTCAATCTCTGAAGCCGACTTCAGATCCAGCGCTTTGGCAATCTCCATACCGCCCTTGGCTTGATCCCCCGCAAACATGCCGCGCGCAGATGAGCCAACAGCCCGCCCGACAGCACCGCCAGCCTGAAGCACCCCAGGCAGCGCAGCGCCGACACCAGCGCCCAACGCCGCATCTTCAGGGTTCACCAGGCCAGCCGAAGCCGCACCAGTGATGCCGCCGCCCAGCGCACGCACGCCAAGCCCCGCAGCGCCTTGCACGCCACCCGACGACATGCCGGCAGTCCGCACCGCATCCAGCACCGGAGCCATAGCAACTGGCAGCGCACGGCCTGCGACGTTTGCCAACGCACCGCCCATGCCCATCGTGCCGCCAATCTCCGTCAGCACCTTGCCGCCACCAAAAGCAAGCGAATCAGTATCGGCACCCATGCTTGCAAGGCCCGCCGTCATGTCCGCGCGCCGCTGCCGGTTTGCATCCAGTGACAGCCCCTTGCCGGCCAGCGCATCACGCGCCATGTCGTAGGGAGCCAGCAGAGTCGCGCCAATGCTTCCAGCGCCACGGATGGCGCCTGCACCAGCGTTTAGGACGCCACGGCCAAGTGACACAGCAAACGGCTCGTCCTTCTCAGGCTCCGCGCCGTACTTCGTCCACGGCCCAGCCTCAGCGGGAGCCGCGTATTTCTCCCACGGGCCAGCCATCAGACTTTCTCCCAGTTCTTCGGATCAGCGGGGTTGCCGCCCTTGAAGCGGTAGCCGTTCTCCACGGTGCCCGGCTTGGGGCCTGCCTGCGGGGCCTGAACTTCAGGCACAGCCGGTACACCGTCCGTCAGATACGAGCCATCCCGGATTGCTTTGGCCTTCGCGTCCGCATAAGCAGCCCGGCGCTTTGCCGCTGCAATAGCGCGGTCCATGATGGCTTCACGCTGCACGGGGGTCTTGTCCACCGATGCCTGCATGTCGAGAAGAATCTTCCGCTCGCCTTCAGTTGGCGCCGCTCCGAAGATGGCCTTCATGCTCTCCAACCCCTGCCCCGTCATCAGGTTGTCGATGTCGATGGTTGCATCAGCAGCAGCCGTGCCGCCCGGAACCACGTTGCTTGTCAGCGTGGCGCGCGGCTTTGCCAGATAGCCGGAGTACGCGGTCTTGTTCTGCGCCTTGGCTGTCTCAAGCGCACGAACCACAGACGCAGCAGACTGCACCGCGTCATCGCTTTCGAGGAGTTCCTTTTGCAACGTCACCGACATGGGGCCGGTGCGCTGGTTGCCGCCCAATGGCTTGTTGCGGTCAAACTCCAAACGCGCGTTGAACTGCCTGTCAGCCTGAGCCCGAGCCGCCGCAGCGCTCTCGGTACTAGCCACGCTGTCAGGGCTCTGCGTGCGCCGGAACTGCTGCCCAGGAATCAGCGAGTACGGGTCCACCGCCTGCGAGGTGCCGCCCATGTTCTCAAGTTGCAACTTCACCGGCTGCGCCATCGCTTGCCCGACTTCGCGCCCGAACTCGTCAACCTGCACGACTTCAGGCCGTCCATCGGCACCGCGCCGCTCAATGGTGCGCGCCACTTTGGAGCGCCCGAGGTTCGGCGCTTCAGCCATGAACTTGATCATCTGCGGATCAAGCCCAGCAGACAGCGCAGCCATCGGGTCGAACGGCATCCCCGGCCCCTGCATCCCGCCCATCGAGTCAAGATACGAGTTCTTGCGCTGCTCTATCGCCTGAGCCCGCGCAAGTGCTTCAGCCTGCCGCGCCTGCGCCTCTTTCGCCGCCGCCATCTGCATCTGCATCTGCTCATCGAGCATCGCTTGCCGCTTGCGCTGCTGCTGCATCTGCATCGCTTGCTGCATGTCGCCCATTGCGCCGAGTCCAGCAGTCCCAAGAGCGGTGCCGAAACGTCCCGGTGTACTCATGAGCCGCAGCCCGAGGGACAAGAGCCCCTGCGATTGCGGGTCGTCCATCATGTCCAGCAAGCCTGCCATATCAACCCCCGAGAAGTCCGCTGTATCGCCCGATGCCGCTGTTTGCGCCTGGCCGCACCTGTGGCGACAGAAGCCCGTAGTTCGGCTGCGCCATCGGCTTGTAGCTGCCGCGTGCGTCTGCTTGCCAGCCACCGCGCGTGATCGTGGGCATGGGGCCGGTGTACGGGGCGGGGCCTGAATCGCCGCCGCCCTCAGAGCCGCCCAGCAGGCCACCAGCAAGAGCGCCCACGATGCGCGGGTTCTTCTTGATCCACTCCCAGATGCCACCGGCTGCGTCCGTCACGCCGGGCGGGAGCATGTCCAGAAGCCCGCTAGGGATGCCTGCAAGGTTGCCCGCAACGTTGGCAGCGCCGGGGCTTCCGGTAAGCCCGAGAACACCGTCATACGCGCTGGTTTGTGCGCCCGTCATGCCGGGGCCGTAGTTGCCTGCTGCGCTGTAGCCGGGGTACGTGGTGCCGCCCAATCCGCCCGTGGCCGAAGAGCCGCCAGAGCCCGCCCCGCCCATTGCTTCCAACACACCGGCATCACCGCCCGTTGGCGTAACGCCGCCCATTGCCTCAAGCCAGCCAGCGTTGCCGCTCAACAGCCCGCCCGGTGCCGTGGTGCCCCCCAAGCCGCCGCCCATCGCTGCGTCAATCGCTGCAAGTTCAGCGGCAGATGCGCCACCAGCCGCAGCGCCAGCAGTTCCGGTGCCCATCATCCCGCCGTTCAGTGCGCCGAGTTCGGCGGCAGTGCCAGCGCTTACGGCACCCGTCGCGCCACTGCCTGCACCAGCGGCAGCGCCGAGCCCGAGCCCGTTTGCAAGCCCGTAGCCACCAGCCAAGAAGCCCGCGCCTGCGCCGATGCCCTTGATGGCATTCGACATGCTGGACTCTTGCTCAAACTCGCGCGGGTCGCCAATCATCTGATACGAACCGTCATCGCCCAACTTGTAGTTGGCCTCAAGCAGTTGGTACTTGTCGCGCCCTGGATTCTGGAACTGCACGGTAAACGTGCCGTCAGGGTTCCGCGTGACGTTGTTGTGCTTCGACTGATAGGGGCCGATCACGTCCCTGTTGAGACCCCATCCTTCTGGGCGCGTGGCTGCGGTGTAGGCGTTGGAGAGCCCGTCGCCATGCTCGTACATGAACGGCGTTGCATCGCCAGGGTCGTGGAGGATGGCGTTGCTCGCCAGCGCCCGAATGGCTGCGTAGGGATCGGTTGCCATGGTGCGCCTTAAGTCTTGAGCCAATCGGTGAGCCAGCTATTGAAATTGCCGGTGCTGGTTGTGTCTGACTTCCACAAGTCTTTGAACCAAGGCAGGATCTGCGCACCAGTGATGGCCCCGCCGACGATCTGCGACACATTCGACGGGTCGGGCGTCGTCGTGGTTTGAGTGCCGCCGCCAGAACTGACGCCAAGCCGGCGCCCGTAGGCATCCAACTGGTTGCCCGCGTAGTTCTGCGCTTCTTCCCACCACTTGTTATTCTGGTTGGTGGCGCTCTGGTTGAACGTCTGCTGCTGGTTGCCAACGTTCACCAGCGCATTTGCGTCGAGGTAGTCGTTTTGCGCAAACGTAGGAGCGGCCATCGTTGCAGCCATTTGATTGCTGCGCTCGGTGTTGTACGCATTGCCGCGCATGTCGGTGGAGATGCGTGCCAAGTTGCGTTGCAGATCACCCGCAGCCATGCCCGCATATTGCGCGACACCGCTGTTTCCGAACGAACCAGAGCCGGCCATCATTTTGTCGAACTGCGGCGCCTGAACGTTGTTCCACGCCTTTGTGAGGTCGCCCTGCGCGTTGCGCACTTGATCCGTCAGATACGGGTTGTTGAACCCGCCACCGTTGATTGTGTTGGTGAGTTGCTTGTTGGCGGCATCCATCACCGGGGAGCCGTTTAGCGCCCGACTGGTGATGGCTTCCCATGCCGTTTGCAACGTCGAGTTGGGCGCGGTGTAGGTGCCGGGCGACTGCTGATAGGGCGTGTTTGCAACGTCCTGCGCGCGGCCCATGTAATCCTGCACCAGAGGCAGGAGCCACGGCGGGAGGTCGTTCGATGTGGTGCTAGTTGCCATGTGTTACTCCCAGCCGTACACCGGCTGCCAAACGAAGTTGATAACCTGCGAGGCCGTTGCGAGGCCCGACATGAACTTGCCAACCAGCGCCACAAACTCACCGGGGTTCACGTAGATGGACGCATCCCCGAAGTCAGCAAAGATGCGCCCGCCTTGAGGCTGCGCGCCAATCGGAGCCGCAGCCGGCCAAGTCGCATAGCCCAGCGCAACGCGCCGAGGCGCCTTAGCCGCCGCGCCTTCAGCCGTAGCAAGCGACACAGCGGTGTGCCCAAATGCGAGGCTCAACTGAATGGTCGTTGCAGAAGCACCCACCGCAGCGCCGAGGTTTACAAGGTCGATCAGCACGCCGCGAATTGCCAGCCTGCGCCCCTGAATCGCCGTAGTTCCTGCCGGCACCTGATAGCTGCCCCAGATGCCGTCAGTCGCCGCAGCAACCGCAGCAATGACAGCACCTTGCCCGCCCAAGCCGCCCGGCAGGTTGGCAGTCAGAGCAGTGTTCGACGGGGCTGCAGCGGTGGGGTTCGTGCTGTTGGCATACGTGGCAAGCGAGCCCATCGTTCCGCCGCTCAGGCCCTGATACGAGCCCAGCATGCGGTTGCCGATGACAGAAAGCCTGTCGCCCGCTTGGATGCCGCCGAGGCTGGTGCCGTAATACTTCACCACCGGCTGATACACAGCACCAGCAGCGCCGCCGACGATGGCAAACCGGGTTGCAAACGCTGGAAGCGACATGCCGGCAAACGGGGCCGGGTTGGTTGTCGGCGTATCCAGAGCGCCCCAGAGTTCGCCGTCAATCCAGAACTCAGTCTCGCGCTTGCTGCCGGCGATGATGAACCGATGCACCTTGCCGACAACCGGAACCCAGTTTGCACCCGCGTTGCTTGCGTCAGTCAGGGCAACTTCAGTCTCGACGCCGGCCACGCTCACCACGCCCACTAGCCCCGCCGCCTTCATGCGCCAGAACACGCCATCACTCGGCGCGTAGGGGTTCGTGATGGCGAGACGGGGAGAGCCGAAGTCGAAAACCACGTTCGCCGGGCATGTGATGGCCGAGAACGTCACGCCGCACTCGTTGTAAAGCGTGGTCGCGGTGACTAGCTGCGTTTCGGCGTAGGACTGAAACGCCACGCCCGTGGTCGTCGTGGTGATGCCGGATGCGTTGAGCAGCATCCCTGAGGCGGACCATGTGATCGTCGCGGTGGTGTTGCGGTATGCAGCCTTGCCCGTGTTCTGCGCGGTGTAGTTGAACCACTCCTCGTCAATCAGAACATCCTGCCCCACCCGTGCGCGATAGTCCTCATCCACTTCAAACGAGTTGACGTGCGCCTCACCCGTGCGCGTGCCGGGGTCGTCCACCTGATAGGAGCGGATCGCCCCAGCCAGCAACGGGTCCTCAGGAGTGGAGACAAGGGCAGCGCCGTTGCCATCGTTTTTGAGTTCGCCCGTAGTGGACGAAAGGGCTATTTTCGCACCGGCCATCAGACCCCCATGCACATAACAGAGTAGGTGCCCTTAGCTTCGGGCTCCGAATACAGCGTGACGGTGAACCCGTCTCCCGCCACTAGATCACTGATGACGGGCTCAAACTCCAGCAGCCGCATCTCGTCGGGATCTGTCCCGGATGGCGTCAGAGCCTGCGCCACGATTTCAGAATTCGCCGTCACCCACGCTTGCCCCGTCACCACGGTTTGCGCTTTGTCGGTGAACGATGCGCCGAAGTCGCAGGCCACCGTGACGCTGTTGCCGCCACCGCCCGACACCGTGTCGTTGAACCACTCCGTGCCGTCGTACTTGAGAACCTGCCCAGCAGTCGGCGCGGTGATGACGACATCTGACAGGCCGTCCAGCGTTCCACCAGAGCCAGCCGCGTTGATTGCTTGTGCGTAGTCGCGGAACAGGTCCGTCAGCTTGCGGATCAACAGCCGCTGATCGGCGGGGAATTGCACATGCAGCGGGAGCGTCATCGGTCGCCTGCGCTAACGAGTTCGGGGCGGATAGCAGTCGCTTTCCAGTCGCCCGTGTTGATGATGTAGTACAGGTGCCAGCGCGCCGTGACGCGGACATCGTATTTGCCATCAGTGCGGACTGTGCTTGTCGTGCGCGATGGCACCGTGCCGACAGCTTCAATCGCCTCGTTCGGGTTCAGCTTGCTGTAAGCCTTGCACGTTGAGGAGGTTGGCGCCTGCACGTACCTGATACGCACGCTCTTGCACATGCTGTACCCCTGATCGTCGCCGTACACGCCGGTATAGAAGCCGCTGTCACCAGCCGTGCCCGATAGCGTCTTGATCTTGTGATCGGTGGAGAACACAGCCGGCACAGCCTGGCCCGCAGTCCAGAATGGCGAGTCGTAGCTGAACGGGATAGCGTTTGCGGGGTCGTTGTACGTCACGCCCGTGAAGATCGAAGTCCCCGTGTTGTACGTGATCGACGGGCTGATGTAGCTCACCAGCGCTTCGATGCTCCGATCATCGACGCCCCATTTCTGCGCGCTGATGTGGTACACCAAGCACGAATCAGGCGTGCCGTCGCTTGAACTGTTGGATGCGTAGGAGATGCGCACCACGTAGTTCAGCGGATCCCACGAAACAATCGTGCGATACGCGAACGCAGGCGACAGGCGCGAGAACAGCCACGAACGCACAACGCCGCGCCCCAGCGGGATAGGTGTGGTGCCGTCGAATACGTAGATGTTGTCCACGCCCACGAACACATGCCCAATCGGGGTGTTGGCGACTGCCTCTTGCCCTACGCAGCCGACTTCGCTACTGATGCGGTCCCACTTCCACACTTCCGGGGCGCCAACGTAGCGGCCAACGAACATCGAGCCCATCTTGTATGCCACGATGTCGGAGCCGAACGTAGCCGCAGCAGTGAACGCGCCAGGCGAAGAAATCAGCCGCCCAGAGGTGCATTGCGTGCTGACACTCAGCGTCCAATCCGTCTCATCGAGATACGCGGAGCAGTACCACTGGTCCGAAGATGATGAGGTGTTGAACGCCACCACGAAGTCGGATGCGCTTACGACGATCTTTGCCGTGGGCGAGCCGGAGATGTTGGCAAACGCGCCCGAGGTGGATTTCTGCAGCACGTTCGCCGGAGACGCTGCGATGGTGGCATTGCCGAACTGCGCGAATGACCAGCGGTTGTCAGCGGCCAGCGTGTAATCGCCCGCGCGGCTGCGATCCGTCCAGCCGCCGCTTCCGTTGAGTTCGTAGAGCTTTGTGGCGGTGCCGGCAATCAAGCGCTTGTTGCCGCTCAGATCGAGCGTGCCGGTAGCGCCCACGCACGCAGCGGCCAGGGCATCGGTGCCGACATCCACAGCCGCGGGCGCGGCCTTCATCCCGCTCTCGTAGGGGATCACGGCCTCGCAGGCCGTGAGTACGCCCGCCGTCGTCGGGTCGCTGTCGGGCGAGAAGCCTTGGAGTGGGATCAATTGGCAACTCGACGCAATGAATTGCTAAAATAGCGAAGCCGGTTGCAACTACTAATTGCACCCGGCCTCTGACCACTCCGCATCTGAGGTGCATCATGGCTACTGCCGATCTTACCGCCGCGCGCCTGCGCGAACTTCTCTCCTACGATTCCGACGCTGGGCTTTTCACTCGCCTTGTTTCTGGCCGTGGCCGTGGCTCCGTTGCGGGCAACATCGCCGGCTGCAAAAACACGCACGGATACATCCGCATTGGAATCGCTGGCCGCATCTACATGGCTCACCGACTTGCGTGGTTTTATACGCATGGCGTTTGGCCCGCTGGAGACATTGACCATATCAATGGCGAGAAATCGGACAACAGACTCTCCAATCTTCGAGATGTATCGACGTCCGTCAACATGCAGAACCAGCGCGCCGCGCAGCCACGCAACGCAAGCGGCTTTCTTGGCGTCACCCGGCACGGAAGCAGATTTGAGGCTTCCATCAAGATAAACGGCGTGAACCGCTATCTTGGAAGCTACGGCTCTCCACAAGAGGCGCACGCCGCTTACCTTCAAGAAAAGCGCCGCATTCATCCTGGCTGCACCATCTAGTCCCATCCCAACCGGCAGGGGCTGGGATCAGGCCGGCACGATCCGCATAGACGGATTGCGCAGTCGCACTGTCGCGTTGCCGGAGCCCATCGTGATGAACGCTTGCCAGCGCACAGCCGTCGCGCCGGTTGGCACCGTCCACGGCACAGCGGGCGGCGGGGTGACACCCGCTACACCAACGTCGGGCAGTTGCATTGAGTCCAGGGCCAGCATGGAGTAACCAATAGGCGCAGTGGTTGTCACCGGCTGCAAGCGAGCATCAATGCCGCGCAGCGCGCCGCCAGAGCCGGCCACGTAAGCCCACTCAACCGTGGCTTCCATCGGCTGACCGGCGACGGGAACTGTTGAGCCGACTCCTAAGCTGTGTTCGAGTCGGAAGGTCGCCCCAGCGCTGGCCCCGGTAATGGCGTACTCAAGCCAGTCATTGCCGCCGTCTGTCGCTGCAACTTTCTGCACGACGCAGCCTGTCACCGTGCCGCTGAACAGGCCCGCCGTGTAGCCGTCCGGTACACCGCCACCGCCTGCCGACACGTTCGTGCCGGCCACCGCACCGCCTGTGCCGGAATAGCCCACGTTGCCAGCCAAGTTCCCGTTTGGGTTGTTGGTGGCGTCATAGGCCAGCATGGGCGATTGCGTCACCATCGTGGCCGACAGCGGGCTGACGAAGGGTTGCAGTTGAAGCGCCGCGAACTCAGCACCCGGGCCAGCCGGATGAACGTTGTCGGCCTGCAGGCGGTTCGCTTTGGGCGCAGTGGTGCTGGTCGGGTCAACCGTTGCCCCCCACACGTTCACAAACGTGATGCCGTACCGTTCGCAGATGGCAGGAACAACCGAAGTGTTGAAGGCATTCCACGCATTCCGCTGCGCCGCTGTGCTCCACGCATAGGCCGGGATGGAGCAAACAATCGCGCCAACGCTGACTAGGCTGGGAGCCGCAGCCAGAAAGTCGGCCTCAATCTGCGCCACAGTACGCGCGCCGATTACGTCATTGGTTCCAATCTGCACCACCACCAATCCGGGGTTGGCCGGCAGACCCATCATCAGGTCTGACAGATGCCGGATTGATGCGCCAGGCGCGCAGATGTTGGTTTGATACAGACGCCCGTAGCTCAGGAACTCCAGCCACTCAGGCACGCCGCGCGTCAGTGAAGCATTCGACGGGCTACCGGTGTAGGTCACGCTGGTAGATGTGCTCGCCAACGTCGCCATGACGTCGCGGAAGAAGGAGCCCTCGATCCACAACCCGTTCGCGGACGCGATGCGGAACCGCTGCGAGCGGGTCATTGGCACCCACGGGCCGGCGGTGTCGCTCGGTGCTGTGTAGCGCAGCGACTGCAGCGGCAGACTCCATTCAATCGTGCCCGTGCCTGCCGTGTTGGTGTAGAGGCTGGCGAGGAACAGGTTCACGCCGTTACTGAAGATCAGCCCGGTCGGCACAAGCGCGCCATACCGCACGCCCATGTAGTTGATGCTGTCGCCCACGAAGGTGGCGCGGGGGTAGCCGATCCCAGCCCTTAACACCAGTGCTTGCAAAGACGTATCCATCCCAGCCGGATCGGTGTACGTCGCCGCGCCGCCTTCTGCCAGCATGCTGATCGTTGATCCTGCGCTCAAGGTCACGCTTGTTGTGCTGTAAATCTCCATCGGCGTGACGGGATCGCCGGCAGCGTTGCGGCCATTCAGCGACACCTTGCCGCCAGTGCCCGGCGTTACGGTGATCGTGCTGGAAACGGGGACGTAAACGGTGGCAGGGGTGCCGGCAACAAGTGAGCCCATCAGTAACCTCGCGTGATGTTGAAGCGACCTTCGCGGGAGATCTGCGCCAGCTCAGTCATTAACGGCGCAGATGCGCGGTTGTCGTTCTCGCTGTCCGAGACATCCTTCAGCGCGGCTTGATACCGGCCCTCGAAAAGCTGCGCGGCTTGCGCATCCTTGAGATACATCGCCGCCTCGATCAGCGAGCCCCACAGGTACAGATCGGGGGCGTTCGTCAGGACGTAATTCGTGGTGTTGGTGTCGGAGAGCGCGAATGTCTTGGTGTAGCGGAAGTCGAACGGATACGCAGATTCGGCCAGTCGGTCGAACGCAATTTCGCCGTTGTCGATGGCCCAATATTCCGGGTAGCCGGACTCGCTCTCACGCACCGGCAATTCAGCCGGCAGCGTCTGCGTCAGCTTCTCGCGCGGGGTGTTTGCACGCAGCCACAGCGCTACGGCTGTATTGAAGCCGGTGGGCAGCGTGACGAACCGCGAGCCGGGCGTCATCGTCAGCGTCGTCTCTTCTTCCGCCGAACGCGGGAGAAGCGTGCGATTGATGCGCGCCTCTGCCAGCGTGACGAAATCGGGGATGACCGTTGTCAGGTCGGTCCTGTTGATCCACGTCGCTATCGACGCTTTCAACTCTGCGTAAGTGGAGATTGCCATATGCCCTTTTCGCTGCCTTGTGGCAATGAAAAGAGCCCCCGAAGGGGCTCCAAGATCAGTTGGACAGGATGCGGCAGGCCAGTTCCGGGCGGATGGTCTTGTAGCCGTAGAGGATGTCCAGGCGGGTCGGGAACTTGTCGTTGTTGATGTCGTACTGACGCACGACACGCATCGAGATCCCGTCCATCACCTCGCGGGCGGCGAAGTCCACGCCCTGCGGCATCACGAGGTCAGCCGTGGCAAACGCGAAGGCATCCTTGTGGAACGCCAGCGACGGCTTGTAGACCACGCTCGCGGTGCCGAGCTTCGTGATGATGGCGTTGTCAGCCGGCGAAGCGGTGACGTTCTGCCGGCCACCCGAGGTGACGATGGCAGGGCTGATCGCCAGCGAGCCGCCGCCACCCGCGTAGTCCGCAGTGATCACGAACTGCTGCAGCGAGCCGCTGTCGGCCTTCGACTCGGCGTGAACGCGATTCACACCAGCAATGCTGATGATGTCGCCACGCTTGAAGGTCGTGATGCCGGTATCGACCACCAGCGAGGAGCCGGTTTGAGTCGCGCCGTTCACGAGGTAGGTCGCCAGCGCGGTGCCGGTGGTCTGCGTCGGGACGAGCGTGTTCTCGTAGAAGTCGAAGCCACCAGTGCGGCCCATCATGCCTTCGCGGTACTGCTTGGCAATGGCGCTGCTGTCTTGGAACAGACCCTTCAGGCCGTCAACCAAGTCAACGTTGTCCTGAGTGTTCAGGATGACGCAGCGGTCGTTGTCCATCGGAGCCAGGTTGTCGTTCAGCACCTTGCGCGAGCCCATCACCTTGTTGAAGGTGATCGCCGAGCCGATGTTGTTGACGTTGTTGTAAACGTCGAGCGCCATCGTAAAGGCATCGGCTTCGATGTTCGCAGCCAGCACCGACATGGCCGGGTCAAGGATGCGCTTGCTGAAGTCGTCCAGGCTCAGGGTGAGGTCCACCGAGGTGAAGTTCAGGTCAACACCCTTCTGGGTGGCAACCTGCAGCGTCGTGCTGGTTTCGGTGGTGTCCTGCGCCGACAGGGTGGCGCCGGTACGAACCGTGTACTGGTTCGGCAGGCGGATCTTCAGCGAGTCACCGATGCGCGCGCCGCTCTTGGCGAACGAGTCGTCATAGGTGCGGTTGACGTTGCCGATGAAGTTGCACTTCTGGTGCAGAACACGCAGCGCCTCGCGGGTCACTGCGGTGGGGGTCAGAATCGTATTGGGCATGATGTTTCCAGCGCCTCGCGGCGTTAAGAGTTGATGAGTTACCTAGATCGCTTGATCTGCGCCTCGCGCCATTTCGTCCACTCCGCAATGCTCATCTTGTCCGGGTCTTTGTTCGCCACCGCCTTGGATGCGGTGATGCGAGTGACCGGCGCTTCTTGAGCCTCGGGCTTGGGTTTCGTCACGGCTTGCTTGCGCAATTGCGCCAACGTGTGCGCGTCGTTCAGGAGCTTCACAAAGAGGGGGTTTGTGACCTGCGTCACTTGCTCCTTCTGAAAGCCGTACTGAACCGCGAATTCCGTCAGCGTGGCCGCCTTTGCGGGCGACCAGTCTTTGATGTCGCGTTTAAGTACCTCAGCGCCCTCCTGCAGTTGCTTGGCAGTGACCTGCTGCTCCTGCAGAGCCTTCTGTTGGCCCTTTTCCGACACCTTGCGCGACAACTCGGCTTGCCTGTCTTGCAAGGCTCGCTGTTGCCGCTCTAACCGCCTGGCTTGCACCGGGTCGGTTTCGTCCAGCGCGTCCCAGTTGATCTGCTTGAACTGCTCAAGCTGATACGCAATGGACCGCGCTTCTGTCAGTTCCTCCAGGAATTCCCGGTGGAACTGTGCTTGCTGCTGGACTTCGGCTTTCGCCTGCTCGACTGCGGCTTTGTGGGCTGCAAGTTCCTGCGTCTTGCGGGTGTAGTCCGCTTGACGGAGGAGCGCGTCCTTCAGCTTCTTGGGGAGCTTGTACTTCTCCCCTTCGTAGTCAACTTCTTCCTCGCCTTCGGGTTGCTGCTCTTGCAGTTCCTCGGGCGCGTCAGTGTCGATGACCTCGTGCTGCTCGGTTGTGGGTTCCGGTGCAGCGGTTGCTACCTCGGAGTCCTGCGCCGGGGCGTCAGGTTGTTCCATGCTTTTCCTTCGGGGCGCCTCGCGGCGATACCGTTGCTGGACTCAAAGGCGGATTGCCTTCGCGCTGCCAGCTATCAGCGCAAACTAAAAAGCGCCCTGCGGCGCTTCTGGTGTGAGTTGCTGGGGTGCTTGCCCCATCGTAGCCTGTAGCATGCTGGCCTGCGTGTCTGCGGCCTTCGCCTGCGCCTCCGCGATGACCTTCATACGCTCGGTTTCGGCCTTGTACTCATCGACAGCGAGCTTTCTGGCTTCCATCGAGCGATCAGCTTTCGTCTGCTCCAGCTCCTGCCGCAGTTGGCCCACAGCCTGCTTGGCCATTTGATCCATTTGCTGCATTTGCTGCTGCATTTGCTGCATGCGCGGATCGACGCCGTTCGCCTGCGGAGGCAGCATCGCCTTGAGCCGGTCTGCGATGTCGTCGGCGCCAGGCCAATCCAAATTCTTGGCGATCAAGTCTCCGATGATCGGCGCCGATGCCGGGAACGAGCGCACGAACTCCATCATCTGAACCGCCGACTCCTCGCGCTTCGTCGTGAAGCTCGGGCCGGCAGAGCATGTGATGTCGTACTTGCCCGCCGTCAGGTCATAGATGCGCGTCATGCCCTCTTGATGCTCTTGCTCCTCTTTCTGCTTCTCAGGGCTGGGCACAAACGGCTGATTCACCTGGATCTCGTCGTTCTCGCCGTCCTCGTGGATCACGCGAATGATCCGGGCTTGGTTGTAAACGTGCGGGATCATGTCAACCAAGATCCGCCCAGCATGTTTGATGGCGCGCGACAGGTTGTCGATGAAGTTGAACGTAGAAACGTCGCCCTCGCGCTGGCGGGCCATGATGGCTCTGCCGCTTGTCTCGTTACTCTTGGCGCCCAAAGATGCGTCATAGATGCCCATGATCGACTTCATGTCGTCCTGAGCGTTCATCGCCTCCTGAAGGGCACCAGCGGGCGGGCCTGCGAACGCCTGGCGCTGCGGGGGCACCGGGCCGTCATACTCGATATAGGAGTGGCTGACGTTGTTGGCCGTGTTCCACTTGTCGGCGTTGCTGTTGAACGCACCGCGCGGGCCGATAAACGGCGTCTTGGGCGCCAAC